AATAACTAATACTGATATCATTTGCCCTGCAGCTATACCTGTTCCTGTGGGTGCCGCCATAGCTCTATTTGCTGTTAGAGTTACTTTTGCAACTGGACTATTTATTACATTCCATACGATACTTGATGCGTCTGTTAAAGTGTCTTCTATATTTAATACAGCGCCAGATATTTTTGTTAAATTATAAGAATCAGCTGTTAATACTTTTGAAGCAGCACTTGTTCCAAGTGTTGCAAGATCAGAATAATTTAATTCAGTGCCTGTTGTAGTTATAGCTGTAGTATTATTAACTTTTGGTAAGGTTAAAGTTTTGTTTGTTAAAGTTTGTGTGCCTGTAAGAGTTACATCACCATCTGATCCTAGTGGAACTTCAATAACACCTGTGTTAGTTGCAACACCATCGAGGTAAACAACTTTGTAACCTTTATCCGTAGCTGAAAAAGTAACTGTTGCCCCTGAACCTGAAGCTGCTTTTAATTGTACTGTGTATGCACCTGATGTGCTGTTTTTTATAAAATAAAAAGTTTCTGTAAGAAGAGGAAACGTTACAATTTTGTTTCCTGCAATAGCTTGTGGTGAAACTGCACCAAGAATAATAACTCTATTTTGAGCTGCCCCTGTTAAAGCACCATCTGCTATAGCCAGTGCAGTAGTGTTAGCTCCTGTGCCAGCAGCATTTAAAGTTTGAATTTTGAATCCACCAAGCAATTGTTCTGCAAGGTTTAAGTTAGCGTTTGTTTTTGTTCCCCAAGTACCGGCATTTTCGCCGGTTGCCATTAGCTCTACGCCAAGATTTGTATATGTTGATGCCATAATTTTTCTATGCTGCCTCTACGTCGTTATAACTTGTATTTGATCCAGTTGCAACACTCGAATAACTAGTATTTGAGCCTGTTGAAACACCACTATAATTTGTATTACTGCCTGTGTCAACATCTTGATAATGAATAATAAATGGCGCTTCTAATGTAGAAGTTATTGATAAACCAGTTAATCCAACAACTTGATCTTTAGGATCTATTGAGCCAACAGAAGCATTAAAAGATACACCAGTTAATCCAACAGTTTGATCTATAGGATCTATTGAGCCAACAGAAGCATTAAAAGATAAACCTGTTGGTACAATAGCTACTGAGCCAGTGTTTGTTAGTATTCCTAAGGAACTATTAACTTGAAAACCTGTTGGAGCAACAGCATCATTTGGAACTACTACAGATCCTTGTGATGAAGTTATCTCAAATCCTGTTGTTACAACTAATGTTCCAACAAAAGAAATAGCTGTCCCTAATGTAGATGTAATAGAATTTCCAGTTACAGAAACATCTTCGTTTGTTGATACCGCTGTACCTTGTTGTGATGTAATAGATTGACTTGTTAATCCAACAAATTGATCTGCTGGATCTATAACACCAATAGCTGATGTAATAGAATTACCTGTAAACGCAGGTGCAACAGAAACATCTACAGTAGCTGTTCCTCTTATATCATTAATTTCAAAACCATTTGGTTCAACGGTTACATCTACACTACTTGATGCAGTTCCTAATGTAGAAGTAAAAGAAAGACCAGTCGGGTTTATTACTGTATTACCATCAATTGAAAGAGACCCTAAACTTGATGTAATAGAAAATCCTGTTACTGAAACAATAGATGTATCACCCCAACTTTGATTACCCCAAGTATTACGTCCCCACCCAGTTTCAACAATATTAGTATCACCCCAGTCAGCTTGACTCCAATAAGAACGTCCCCATCCATCGGTATTAGCTTGTCCACCCATTCCTGAATGATTTGTACAATAATAATATAAGGTTGAAGGTGCTCCTGCTTCTACTTCAATTTGTGTGTATGCTCCTGCTTGTCCAGGAACTCCATTTGTAGTAACACCTGTAGTATATTGAGAACCACCAGCCCATGTGCCATTACTTGTTGTTGAAAATCTTAAAGGGTGATTATTATTAGAACTATCTGATTGATCTAACTTATAAGTTAGACCAGCGCCAATCATTATGGTGTCTTGTTGAACACCGTTAATTAAATATTTATTACCTGAACCAGTGCTCTGGACCGTTACTGTGAACGTTTGAGCTATAGACATAAGGAGTTCCTCCTATGCTAATCTTATAATTGCGTTTGAGGAATCGTTTGCAGGAAATTGAATTTGAAAAGTTCCGTTAGTTGCAGTTTTATCAGAGCCAAAAGCAATTATACAAACAGCATCAGTAGTGTTTGAACCACCGTTTGTTTGTGTGTTGTAAATCATTGCACCGTTAGCTGTGAAAGTTGCTGATGTAAAAGAAACATCAGAAAAATCTGTGAATGCAGTTGTTGAAGTTAAACCAACTCCAGTATTTGTCATAGCTTTACCACCTGCAGTGTATGCAGATCCTGCTGTGTTTGAAATTTCGTTTGAAGTTGAATAGTCAGTTGTCGCTGCACCTAAAGATGCTGAACTTGTAAATAATGCTATTTTAAAAGTATCTCCGCCTGATCCATTAGCATCAAAATCGTGTTTACCTTGTAAAAGTTCTTGTTTGAAACTAGAACATATTGCTGATGATATTGCCATAATTTAACTCCTATTTTTAAGGTGACGTTGAAGGTATAGTTATTCTAACTGTGCCATCCGTATAATCATCTCGTTTACGTCTGCCAAGTTGTTCCATACCAAACTTGTCTAGTTCTTGTTTATACTTATTTTCATAAAGTGTCAACATATCTAAAGGGCCTTTTAAGTATCCATAAGCTTCACATAAACAGGCATATAATAACCCATTTCCAAAGTATTGACTTACATAAGTTGTAGTATTTGATCCAGATAATCCTGTTGGAATAGCTTCATAATGAATTTTAAACTCATATGTATTGTCTGGAGTTGGGGACAAAAGTAGTGTTCCAGAAGTTGTGTCTGTTATACCTGTTGCTCCACCAAACATAGCATAGTATTTAGGTGTTCCTCTTTTAGCTGATTCTGTAGAAGGTACATATTCTTGTAAAAAAGATTCATCCTTTTTTTCTAACCAAGTATTTGCTCCTGTAGCAGCAGTTGTTGAAGTGTAAACTTGTACACCTTTTACAAATAAAGTTTTAGCAGGTACGTTAATAGTATTTTGTCCTGTAACTAAATTACCAATTGATTGTTTTTTATATGCATCAAGAGGTATATCTCTCAATATTCTCATTTCAGCGTTATCAATAAATTGATCTGTAATAGTAGCTGTTAATACATTAGTATCTACTTCTGTATAATTTTGAATTGCTGTTGTTAATGTTGCGTATGTAAATCCTGCCATAATTAAGCTCTATCATTTATTGGTCCAATTGTACACTGCAAACCACCCCCTGATTCACTAGTAGAAGCTGCATTCGTTAGTGTAATATTTATACCATCAAATTGAGTAAGAGTAGCTGGTTGCCCTGTATATGGAACTGATGTTTGATTTAAAGAAACTACTTTAAATGCTCCAAAAACTTTAGCTCCATTCGAGTGGCTAGTGGCTGTTGTTTTTGTTGGAGTGGCTCCTCTAAAAGGTGCGCTAGACGTAGTACATCCTGTTAATTGATTTGTAGATTTACCTGTATATTTAATAACTTCATTTGCAAATAATCCAGATGTAGCATCTACTTTTTCAATCATAATAAAACCACTTGTTGGAAACTGTGAGGCATTAACTAAATTAATAGAAGTTACTGAATCATTTATATTTCCATTTAATGTAGTAGAAAGTTGTAAAGTTGTTATAGCTAAACCACCCACTGGGGTTTTTACATTTTTAAATCTTACAAAATCATTCACAGAAAGATCACCATTAGGAAAATTAATTTTTAATGTTGTATTTGAAGCTGTTGTAAATGGGTTATTAGGTAAAAAATCAGTTGTTGGAAACTCTGTTCTTGCAGGTCTTGCTTGTGGTAAACCTTGAGGATCAGCTCCTACAGGTTTTGGTTGTAGTTGAGGTTGTTTAGGTTCGTATTCTGAAGTATGAACTCTTGCACCATTCCATTCAACAACCATTTCTTTATATGGAAAAGCCATGCCTGATCTATCTGATATAAACTTGGCATATTTACCTTTTGAAAAGCTTGTCATTATGTACCTGGATAATAAGTTTTAGGTGTTATAAATGAACTAGAAGAAGATCCATCTTCAGCTAATGCTCTAGCTAATTCATCTTCATATAATAATTTCATTTGTTGTGTTAGTTCAGGTTTAAATTTTTGTGATAAATAAAAAGATAATCCTGATGCCATACAAGGTACAAATCTGTAAGGTACATCAGTAGCGTTTGTATAGTCTCCTACGTCTTGAATTCTTTTTACAAAATAAAAATTAATAAAATGACCCGCTTGAGAACTTCCTGGTGTTAAATATAAAGTAATTGTAACTTTATCAATAAATCTTTGAACAAAATATTGTGTAGGTGTTCCTTCAGAAGTTTTATTTGCAAGACCTTGATATGTAGATCTATTTATTTTTGTAAGAGGTGAGTCAACACTTGAAGCATTTCTGTAAGAAGCTTCTAATACATCATCAACACCATATACAGCTGTTGTGTCAGAAGTACCGTCACCTGTTGATCTAAACATTGTGTATTCTGCTTTACCGTCAACTAATGTAATTGAATTGTTTGCTACTTCCCAATAGTGAAGTCCTCTATTACCCCACTCTTGAAACATAATATTCAAGGAACGTCTTGCCATACGTAACTGATTACCAGATACGCCTTGCATTCCTAATCGCTCGTAAGATTCTTCTATTATTTCATCAATAGCAAAAGTTTTGTCGAATACAGTAGTTTCTGAAGTAGTGTTAGCCACTTTATGCTCCTGTAATAGTTACAGTAACGCTTCCATCTGTTCCACCACTTTGAGTTAGTGTAGCAATAAGGCCATCTTTAAATAAGATACCTGAACCTGGAACATAAACTTCCAATCCTTCAGTGTCATATCTATAAATAGCTTTTAAATTACCTCCACCCGCAGCACCTGCTGTAGCCGCATCAAATAAAGATAAAACAGAACCTGCTTCTCCTCTACCTTGAATAGAAGTAACTCTAGTTCTACCTACTCTTAATGCAGAAGCTGTACCAGTAGTTTTATTAAGGGTTGTTTGGTCGCTTGAAAATGATCCGCCGCCTGACATATTTTTTCTCCTAATTTATTTTAAGTATGGGGCCGAAACCCCACACTAATTGTTCTAATCTGCGTATGGTGTTACTAAAGTACCTGATCCAATTAATAAACAATCGGAAACCATGTACTTAAGAGCGTCGATAGCTGTAATAGTTATTATACTACCAACAATTCCACCTTTTGTAGTACCATTCATAGTAATAACATCATTAGATGCTGCTG